TCTTTTTCCTTTTTTTGGTGCAGGAGTTGCTTTCTTTTTTTCTTCCTTATCAACCTGAACATCCAATTTTGTAGCTCTATCACCTTCTTTTAGAAAAAGAGCATCTGCACCTTTTGCAGGAACACCACCTTCTAATTTCACCAATCTTTGCATATTTTGTCTTGCTACATTTAAATCACGAGCAAAACCAGGTAAAGACATAAAGTTTTTACCTATAATTTTCAATAGTGTGTTTGGATTACCTTGAGTTTTTTCTACTGTTTTGGCAGCAATACTACCTAAAACTTTAGATTTGATGGATGCACCAAGAGCGTCTGTTATCTTTGCCATACTATGCTCTTGTCAATATACTGGCTAATTCAGTATCGTAAACATCACCAATCTTACCTGATGCTTTTCCTTGTGATGAAGAAGAACTGTTATTTGTAGGTGCGTTTATTGTTGAACCATCGTCTGCGGCAGATTCCATTCTCTGTGCTTCTGCAACTTGTGAAGATGATTGAGAAATTGCAGAACCAGATGGTGCAGATGAAGCGCCACCCATTGCTTCGGCACCACCCGCACCGCCGCCACCTGATGATACTGCACTTGCTGGTGCAGCAGAACCACCGCCACCAGAATCAACTGATGGTGAAGGACCACTTGATGCCATTACTGCACCTTTACCTGATTTGCGAACAGAATCTATTTGTCTTTGGAATCCAGCATTTGCTTCTTCCATTTCTTTCTTTTCAATTGCAAGGGTCGATGCATAATCGTCTTGTAATTCTTTTACTCTACTTGGATCATTTGCATAACGCTTTTTAAATGATGCAATATGTCTTTCTGCATCCGATTCTCGTCTTGCAAATCTATTTTTATTTCCTTCAATGTAACCTTCCAACTGTTTAATTTTGTCTGCATCCGACATTTCAGGTGAAGGTGTTGGTGCTGTTGCAACTGGTGCGGCAGGTGTTGCAGGAGTTGGAGGTGCCGGCATTTGTAAAGGAACGCCAAGTGCTTTTGATGCCTCACCTGTTAATTGTTTATTTAATTCGTAATTTCTTTGTGCTTGGTCGAGAGGAACACCTTCACTTGACATTGCTGTTGGTGATGTTGCTGATGCAGGTTCTTGTGGATATTTGTTTGCAAATTCTTGTGCTTTGCCAAATAGACCTTTTGCATCTCCTTTACCAACTGCATCAAATAGGCCACCAATGTCTGCTGATTTTTCATCTGAAGCACCAGAAGCCTTTGCCATGCCTGTCGCAAATTGTTTTGGGTCTGGCATGGTTGCTTTAACATTATCTGCTTTAGCAGGCGCATCATCTTTTACATCAATCTTACCACCAAATAGACCTTTTACGAAATCTTTAATACCTGTAAAGATGCTTGATATCGTATCTGTGATTGGTTGAAAGAAATTACTAATTGAATCGAAAAGAGTTTTAAGGGTATCTTCACCAAACAAACCAAATGTTACAAAGTTTAACATTCCTCCTAAACCCGCAACAATAGCATCACCTAAATTTCCAGTTTCTTGGTATCTTTTAAAACCATCCATAATACCACTAAACAATGTTCCAATAATTGCAAGTGGAAGAAAAACTTTACTGAACACTTTCATTAGTGTTTTTGGACTAAAGATAGTTTTAATTGCGTTAGTAAAACCACCACTAAACAAAGACATTATTGATTCTAAAAATCCACCTTCTTTATCTTTTCCCGCACCAGGTGCTTGAGCAGTTGGTTTGCCTTCTACTTTTCCTCTTTGTGCCTCTAATGCTTTTTCACGCTCATCTTCTCTTAGAAAAAAAGTATCAGCAGCTGTTGCATATGCTCTTTTTCCTTTTTTCTGAGGACCGGCTTTTAACTTAACAAGTTTTTGAACATTTTGACGAAGAACATTCATATCTCTGGCCATACCTGGCAAAGACATAGAATTTTTTGCTATGATTTTTAGAAATGTAATTCCTTCAGATGAGAATCCCGAACCTTCAGGAGAAGCTTTACCATCTTTTTCTTTTTTTTCTTTTTTAACTCCAAGTTTTGAACGAATGGCGGCAGAAAGTAAATCGTCACCGCCAAACACACTTCTAATCATGTTTTCTTTACTGAATTTTTTTCCAAAGTCTTTAACTGTGCCTTTAGCTGCTTCTTTGGCACCACCAATGAGGCCTTTTCCGCCCTCTACTTCAGAAATGTATCGTGATTTAAAATCTGCCATTATCGTTTCTTACTTGCTTTTTGTAATTCTAATCTTTCTTTTTCTTCTTTCAAGTATTTAATTAACAAATCAACATAGATTTGTCTTTCCCAAGGCAACATGTTTTCAAGTTCAGTCAAACTATATTTGTGATGCTGCATCATCGCAAAGTTTGTCTGATAATAGTTGCTTAATGTATCATAACGAAATATTAGACGAAAAAATTTTGCATGCCCTTTATCGTAATGTCTTCCTCATATGCACATTTTGGACATTTAAAATGAACATCTTTTTTAATCTCAGGCATGGTATCGAAAAACTCTTTAAATTTTTCCATGTCTTTTTGTTGTAAACTATCTACAAAGTCTTCCAACTCTTGCTTGGTAGAATCTTTGGCATAGTAAATTTCTTCTTTATCGTAGATGTAGTCAATACAATCGATAAGAATATTAATCATCATTTCATTCTCAGACATTTTTTCATACCTTTGCAACATTTCAAAGGTAGGATATTTGAAACAAATACCCAAGTTCTCTGTCAATTGAATTTTGTTCTTATGATTAGGATTCTTTGTTGGTTCTACTTCAAGTATGTTTAACTTGAATTCTACAACTCCATTACATTGTTTTTCTTCACCATTAGTTTCTTTTAGAACATTGTTGCACTTATAACGCAAGTCAACAACTTCTTCTACTGACCTTGCACGAAGATTCATAAACAAATATTCTAAATCAAAAGTTGGTAAAGAATCTACATCAACTTCATCAAGCACACAATTTTTTAATACTTGACGAATAACTCCTACCATCTCATTTGAATCTGAAGATTCAGAAGCCATAAGAAATAGTTTTTGTTCTCGCACTAGAAAAGGACGAAAACGCACAGGTTTTCCTGTTGATACAAGATTGACTGTGTAAATCGGTACATCTATTTTTGGTAACATAATAACCTCGCTTTGTTAATTAAAGAGCACGACCAAGTGGTAAAATCCTTGAAAGACCAGAACCAAACAATGCGGTTGCAGCTGCAGCCAAATTGTAAGTTCCGTCATAAATTGGTCTATATTTTTGATAAGCAAATTGAACAGTCAAACGATGAAAACCGTCATCTGCCCAATTCAATGATTGCGGTCCAATTCCAATTGGAAACGCATCGATTAATTCTACTGCATAAATTTGTTTAATGAAATCATCGTATTGAATAATTTTAATATTCGTCATATAACGAGATTGATTTCCTTTTGGAAAACGAAGATTGTTTGTATCAGAAGGCATGATTGCTTCCATCCAACGGTCAAACAATTTACGCTCATAGAATTGGTTGGTACATATAAATGTTAATGATGTGTCTGCATATTGTGTTTGATATGGAACTTTAAAAGTAGGTCCATAAATTTTAACATCGGCAGTTTGCAATGTTTTTCCTGGCAGTTCAGCAGTTTCGCATTGAAGTGCCAAATATCTCGACATAGATGAGTTCGCACTTCTTGATTGTGGGTCTTGGTCTCTCGAACCACCAAAAGCAGAACCTATTGCATCGGTTACATCATTAAAAATGGAATTTGGAAAATTTAAAATCTTTTCGATTACAGAGTTACCTACAAACTGATTAATGTATGTAGGAATTGGCAAAATAACCTCGAATCGTGAGGTTTTGGCAAGTCCGTCTTTACCACGAACATTTGATAAAAATAAGTTTGGTGAAAATGACATTAGAATTTTTTCCTTGAATCTGCGTAAACTTTACTTGTTGTTGCGCCAACAAAGCTTTCTACTGGCAACATAACGGCAATGTCCCATTCTTCAGCAGATATTTCTAAAAACCTAGAATCAATGTGACTAAACAAATATCTTTTAATACACGGTGTTGCTTCAAATGCTTTTGATGCTGCCGCTAAGTATTCATAACTAATACGCAATTTTGTTTTATCATCAAATCTGTTATTTGTAGCCACATCACTTAACTTATCTAAAAGGATAATGCGCTGCTTTGGGTGAATGTAATGCAAGTTCAGCCCTAGAAAACCGTCTGAGTAGCGTTCTATTGGAATTACCAATGGGAACCTGTCGTAATATGGCAGCGTATCCTTATGCTTTGGGTCATAAAAATAAAAATACATGCGACCAATGAAAGAATTATTTCTCAATCGTTCTCTGTCACGCATTAAAGATTGTGGAGTAGGATTTAAAGATTTAACTTTAGACCTTAACCATTCTCTGGCTGCGTTTGTTCTTGGCGTAAGACCTTCTTTCGCCAACGATGTTTGGATTCTTTTAATTAATGTCGCCATTAGGTTATTTATCTTAAAGTCCTAACTCCTTTTCTGTAATTAATTGAAACTGCCATCCATGTTCCTTACAGAATAAATCGGCAGCTTTCCATTTTGCCTGATTTACGGCATAGGTGGCAACTTCTGCCAGGTATCGTTGGGTCTTGCGTTTTTGCGTTGGCATCATCGTCTGTTTATGCGGCTTCACTTCTAATATCGAAGTCTGCTCGGAGCCATCTTTCCGTTTGGTCCTGACAATGAAATCTGGAAAATATCGATGCACTTTATTGTCAACTGGCGAAACATAAGGTATTGGCAACTCCTCAGATGCCCACCAGATTACGGCAGGGTTGCCATCTAACCATTTCATAACTCTCAGTTCCCAATTAGAGCGATAGATAATGTTGGTTGCATTACCTTTGTATTTGCTTGGGTTTTTTGGTCGAAACCATCCTTTGTATGACATAAATATTATCTATCTAACAAACAGGATTCATATGGCACTTTTCGGCTTCGGCGACATAAAATTTGATAAAGGTTCTTCTTCTGCAAGAGGACCACTCGCTTCTTTAGTGAATAGTGATTTTGAACGAACAACACTTCGTTATCCTTTAGATGTTGGAAATTATGACAAAGGTCATTATGTTGTGTTCTATATTAAACAACAAAAGAGCACAAGTTTTACACGACCAACCGCATCTGATCCAACCGCATCTGATACAGGCGTCTTTAGTAAAAATACAGGAGGCTTAAAAGAAATACAGTCTGCTTCCAATTTGGCCTCTAGTTATGGTAATGAACTTTTGGGTAAAATCAATAGTGGTTTAGGTCAAATTAATGGTGCAACTGGAGGTGCTTTAGGTGGCATCACATCTGCAATCAGTAAAGCCGCAGGAAATGTTGTTGGAAGTATTAACAATGTTTTTGGTCAAGCAAACATTAAGTTTGGTGGTGATTCTGCTTCAGCTAAAGAATTACA